ATCCGACCACAACTCTGAATCGCTGTTACTTATGTTTTTAAAATCTTCGAGGTCTCTAAGTTCCTTAACTGTTCCTGAATACAAGCAAACCACTTCATCCCCAACCTTATAACGCCTTTGAGCCTCTTTAATTAAAGCCGCTTTAACTTCGTCGTCGGTTGCGGGGCGGTATTCAGTACAGTCAGTGTTAGTTGCCCATGAATTAGTCCATTTTCCAACACAATTAAAACCATACATAACATCTGTTCCATCATAACAAGTAAGTGAATCTCCATTATCGGAATGATACCACCTCCCAGCTTCAAGACTATCCTCAGCCGTTACCGTTTCAGGTTCGATTACTTCTAGTTCTCTAGTGATGAAGTCTAACGCTTTTTTAAGGTCGCTTTGTTTCGTTTCGCCTTGTTTCTTTCCCGCTCGTGCTAGATATTTAACGGCTGAACCTAGATTAAAATTTAGGTCGTATTTCTTATTAAAATCTATTACATCGGGGCGGTTTCCGTAGTGGTTCTCGCTGCTGGTCGGCTTGTATTTTGTTATTTTGGCGTAGCCTTTTTCATCATTCCAAAGACATAAATCGTAGTAGTTATTAAAAGAAATCCAGAACTCTTGCCCTCCGCAATCGTCATAATGTATTCCTTTTTTTATATTTCTAGTAATGTCCATAACTCGATGGTCAATAACACACATCACTTCTAAAGCATCCTTAAAATATTCTTTTACTTCCTCTAAGTTTGGTCGCATAATTCTCTATATTTTTTATTAATTTCGATTAAAAAAGGGTTGTCAGGATGAACCGAGCCGCTCGCTATGAGCCGCTCGATCTGTTCCTTTTGTTGGTTTACTTTAGAAAGGCAAATCATCGTCCGCGCTTTCGTTAGTTGTTGCTGGTGCTGCTGCCGTTTCCGTTGCTGCTCCGACCTTGTCAATTCTCCAGCCTTGAATAGAGTTGAAGTATTTAACCTCGCCTTGTGGGTTCGTCCATTCGCGACCTCTTAAATTGATTCCGATTTTAACCGTATCGCCCGTATTGAACGCGTCTAGTAGTGACGTTTTGTCTTGAACGAACTCAACGCCTAGAATTTGCGGGTATTGTTCCTCTGTTTCAATTGCAATAAGTCGCTTTTGAAATCCATTGTTGCCGACTGTTTCAGTCTGTCCTACGTGTTTTACTTTTCCTTGTACTTCCATTTGTTAAAATTTAGTTATTATGTCTTTTGTTAAATAAATATTTTTGAACTTCTTTAGCTGCCGTTCGTTTAGCTTTGTGTAATTTTATATAGTTAGGGTCGTCTTTATTGTTTTGGTATTCGTCAACTTCTCTTACTTCTTCATAAGTGAATAACGATCTAACTTGCGGCGGTAAACTTTCGTAGTCACTCATTCGCATTCTTAAAAACATTTCTTTTGCTCCGTCCATTACTTTAATTTTAATTTAAGTTCGTCCTTAAGTTTTAAAGTCGCGGTCTTTTCAGCAGTTGTGAATGAAGTATAAACTTTTTGAAGTTCTGCAAGTGATGCACAAGCCTTTAACTTTTCTTCGTGTCTTTTATAACTTTTTGGAGGTGCTGGCTTTGCTGCTCTATTTCCGTCGTCGTCCTCAGCTTGTAAGCCTAATAAACTTTGCAAGGTGTAACGTCTGTAATAAGTAATTGCACTACCTAATTTTTGCGGGTCGTTTAACGGAGGTAAAGCTATTCCGCAATCTACTGCATCATCTGAATCAATATCCATTATAACCGTAGTTACAAAACCGCTATTTATAGGCTGTAATAATAACAATCTATTTTTTTGAAGTATAGGCTCAACGTGTTCTAAAAGTGAATTAACGTCAAAATATTTACTTTTAAAAAAAGGGTTAGTACTGTCTTTACTTATCTTTCCTATTTCCGCTTTTGCGTTAAATAGCTTTTCTCTTAAACTGATGCTGCTGGTCGTTCCCATTGTTGTTTCTTTTTTCTGTTGTACTTTACTGATTTCAAATATAAGTCAATTCTAGGTAAAAACTCTTTTAGTTCTTTACCGTCTAGTTGCGATATCATGTCAATAGCTATATCAACGTCGGTAGATTCTTTTTTAGCTTTTTCTAGTTTTAAATTTACGCTAAGTTCATGGTAAGCCGTTCTTACTGCTCTACTTTTGTTAAAATAAGTATTGAAATTACAATGAGAGTTTATAACCGTAGTCCTCTCAATATTTAGAAATCCTGATATATCTTTATAAGAAAATCCGTAATCTTCATAAAATATTTTAGAAAATATAGACCTAGCAAAAATAAATTTGTGAACCCTAGATTTTTCTTTTAGATTAATTCCGAAGAACTCCTCTAAAAATATGATCGCTTTCGTTGCGTCTCTTACCTCCATGACTTACCGACTTTAACCGTTATTGTTCCGTTTGCGTTACGTTCTTGTATCGTAGTAATCCCACTCCCGAGCTTTACTACTTTTGTTTTTTCTGTTTGTTTCATATCGCAGCCTCTTTAGAGTCTAAGTTAATAGAGTTTGATACTTCAAGCCAGTAACGCCCTCCCTCTTCTGTAAGGTAAAAATTCATTAAACAAGAAATAGTATCGTCTTTAAATCTATTAGATTTATTAATATTAGTTCTTAAGTGAACTAATTGTGCTAATTTAGGATAGTTTTCTTCTAAATATCCTAGTGTTGTGTTTCCGGGTCTCATCTTTATATCTTTTTAAATTAATGATACGCAAATGTAAACAAAAAAAACTATACGAACCTAATATTTTCGCATAAATAAATCATATTACCTTCAATTACCCAGTCGTTAACCTTGTTAATAACGCAACCTTTATAAGTGTCGCCTATGTTTGCGCCCGTTGTTTTATTCATAACAAAAAGTAGAGGAACACCTTTTATAGGAAATTCCTCTATCATTTTATCTAGTGTTTGCTCTAGGTTTTTCATAGCTCCATAGGAACGTTAAAAGAAGTATGGTTGCCAATAGTTACACCGCAACCGATAGCGGGCTTTTTACCTCGTTTCGCATAAGCTAAAGCATAGGCGTCATGGTCGATTCCGCAACCGATTTGCTTTCCGAATATCTTAAAGTTAGCGCCTACGAACCAATCGACGTACATTTGAGTATGTAAATGACCCTGAACGGTTGACATCATATCCGCTTTACATTTGGTTCGAGCCGTTCCCGCCTCGCCATGAATGTACTGGACATTATTATAAACGATACGATCTGTAAAGTTCCAATTAGGCGTTTCTAACACTTCCGCAAAAGGTTTAATCCAGCGTTTAGGAATACCGCCCGTAAACGCTTTGCGCCTTATTATTCTGTCGTGATTACCTATTAATACGTCAGCGTTAGGAAAAGCCTTGTAATATCGTCCTAATCGCTTTATAGCTAATTCTAACTCATCGCCGCCGCCCATTCCGTCAGGGTCGGTTTCGTGATAGCTTGAATAATGGCTATCTATTACATCGCCAATAAAAACAACTTGATTACAATTATAGTTTTGATAGGTCGTAATGCAATGATCTAAATAAGCGTCTAAATCAAACGGACAATGCAAATCGCCTATTTCTAAAATTCTGCTTTCAGGCTTGGTTATATTTAAATGAGCCGCTAACTTGCCGCCGCTTAATCTAGGTCTAATTTGTTTACTCATGGCTTATGTTTATTTTATATCCTAAATGCTCTAAAACCGCTTTTAATGCGTTTTCAGAATCATCTGCATTTGATTCATCTAGTTTTTCTCCGTTAACATATATGTCTAGCCCGTAGTCATAACAACACCCATCGCCGCAAGTATAATCCCAACTCTTAAGCGTTATATTTAATTCTTTATCTTGTTCTCGCATCCGTTTTCGTCTTTAGGTATGAAATTAAAATAAGTTTGATATTGACCGTTTGGGGTCGATGTGAATCGGTAGCAACTTAACCGCGCTTTGCAAATAGTTGAGCGGCACTTGTCTAGTTTGTGCATGTATTCCGTTTTTAGTGTATAAATTAGACTTATTACGTATTAGTGTAATAAAAACCCTATCCACAATTAAGCGGATAGGGAAAAATTAACCAATCAATAATAAAAAACATGTTGCGAATATACTACAACTTTTTGTATAAAACAAGTAAAATCCCTAAACCTATAAAAATATATAAAATTGTGATGGGCTGGAATGATGTTTCTTTACTGTTTTCCTTAAGTTTTGAGTTGTCCGTAATAGTGCGAATCTCCTCTTTAAGCTCATTAATTTCGGAGCTAATACATTCAATCGTCTTATTCCCGTCGCTATCGTAAGTAACTCTAGCCTCTGTACGGTTCACATAGTTAGTTTTAACGATAGTTGTATCTTTATAGGTAATCTTAGGCACTTGAAGTCTTAAAGTGTCCCCAGCGCGCGTAGTTTGCGTCTTTATCGTTTCCGTCGCCGTTACGTCTCGT